GATCAATCAAACTTGGTTTAATCGGGAAATATGCAGTCAAGTAATGTGGTTGGGTGTATGGATTTTCAACAATCATCCTGTACCCCCCCCCTCGTGGCTATGATGAATAATTTGCAAATCCGCATATACAAGTCATGTAATTCTTGATGAAGTTTCATGCTGTATTTCAATTTTTTGATATCATCCCATTTTTTCTGTTGAGGTAGTTGTCCCCTGAATCCCAGTGGAATTTTTGCCTGGAATCTCGTACACGGGTAAAATGCAAGAATCAAATCCATTGAATCAATTTCATCAAAGATACTCGGTTCACCCTCATACGCCTTGTCGATTTCGGCAAACAAGTCAATCTGATTGTCCGTCTGCCCAAAGTCATCCAGGATGTCATAATCCTCCGCATCAATCCCCAATTTCCGAAACTCATTCTTGAACGTGCCAGACTGTTCAAACAGGCAATAAACCTTGTTGATTTTCATTCCAGCGCCAGCCTTTCCGACATTCCATCCAGAATCTTTGAAACATCCTCTGGTGTGTCTAAGTATTTCAGGTCATCCGGAAGTTTGGCGTTCTCTACTTCCTGCTGTGCCGCTACCTGATAGCTTCTCTGGAAGTTTGAGATGATTACTGAGTGAAGTGTTTCCGTGTCTATCTGGCTCCACTCAAACAGCATTTGCGGTGTCCGTACCACACGTTGAACAACCGGCGGCAGTTTCGCAAATTCTTCCGGAGCGTGATACCCGCTGTTGCCAATCGCTTTCAGCAGCAGTGTTGACGCTTCCTGTGCCGTCATCAGGCCAACCTTCGTCTGATTCATCTTGACAATCATCCCGCGGATTTTCCCGATAGACGGAGCGAAATTGCTTTCGTTGGTGCTGATATATGCCTTTACAGCCTTGTTAACGTCCTGATACTCGCAATCTGCTAAAGATTCCTGCCAGATGCCTGCCAACATCCGTACATCAACCGTTCCCGTGAAACTCTGTGGATATACAGATTTCAGAACTGCTAAAATCTTTGCAGTTTCCTGTTTCGTCAATTATCCTCATCCCCCTTCTTCTTGTTCATACTCTTCCAGTAAATCCAAGAACTCATTCTTTGAACCGGCAGGTTGTCTGTTATCATACGTCCCTTCCAAAACTTTGATAAAGTTTGTCGGTTTCAGCAGCCAGTCAAAGTTGCACCCTGTCCAATACGGTTCTCTCCGTCCTGTCAGGAAATCGGACGCTTCCGCTTTTTCAAACACTATCCCTATGGCATCAAGTCCATGTTCATGGAATCGGCTTCTAATCAACTTCCTGCGAGTGTCGGAGACTGCACGTACACACGGCAAGGAAGGACATGTTTGGCTGTAAAGATTCACAATTTCTTGATAGGGAACCCTGTGCTTGTCACCGGCTGTCGGCTCCGCCGACACGGATTCTACGTCAGTAGAATCCGCTATATCTGTTTCGCCAGAAACAGCATTCTCATTTACATTCTCATTCACATTATCATTTACATTTACATTCTCATTTACATTTACATTAGTTCCGTGTTTGGTATCTGTTTGGTTGACGTTTGGTTCTGTTTTGGTAGCACTTTGGTTAGAGTTTGTTTTCTTTTTTTTCTTTGAATTTTCAAAACGCTTCTGATTTACATCAATTTGCTTGCGAAATGCTAGCCACATGGTATAACCAAGAGTCCCTTTTTGTGGCTCTTCACCAGTCAGACCGTAGTTAATTACCGCACGGTAACAAGCAGCCTGTTGTTCTTCTGGCAAGCTATCAATCGCATCAAAGAAACTTTTATAGAAAACTATACTTTCTCTTTCCATCGTCAACCACCTTAGAACGGTAAATCGTCCTCATCTATCTCCGCAAAACCTGTCGGTAATTCTTCCTGACTCGGTGCTGGTGCGTAACCATCGAAAGAATTGCCCTCATACTTCTTTTTCTCTGGAACACTGTAGTTCTTTTCCCGGATGTCCTGAATGTTCGTAAAGTGTCCGTAATCAGGTTTAACAGACGTTCTGAGTTCACCTTTGTCGTTCAGGTATTCTTCCTCTACAAAGACTACACCGAGTCGCATTGCCCTGAGATGGTCGCAGAACTTGTCACCCCATGCCGGTTCCCATCCGTTGTTAGACTCTCTCACGCACTCCACAAAGTTCTTGAACTCCCCGGAAGTACCACCTTCCTGATTTGTCTGAACGATATAGCAGACACACGGCCATGTCGCTTCAGGATTGTTCTTGACACGCCCTTCAAACTGCTTTTTGAAGTACCCGTCATACTTACCGCCATCGGCAATGTCAATGGCAACCTTGAGCATGGGTTTACCGTTCTTTGAAGTGGTTTCCTCTGCTCTCATTACCTTGCAGATATATCCGTCAGCAGGAAGTCTCTTAAACTCTCCCTGACGTGGTGCTTTTTCATAGTCGCTAGGCTTCTGCATCCTGTTCCTCGCTTTCCTTTGCTGTATTCCAGCCGTAATAGCTTCTTATCTGTTCGTCTACTGCCTTTAAATCATTCGGTATAATCTCACTATCGAACATCCCTTCAGGCGTTTTTGTGATGTCGTAAGAATCTGTTATTGTCCGGAAGAAGTGCTTGCCATCTTCCGACATGCACCGGAGACAAATTGTAACCATACCCTCAAGACATATTTTTTCGTCAAGCAATTTTCCGATTGTCTTGAGTTTGACAATACCGCTATCATTCGTGTCTTCGTGCATTAGGATGTATACAATGACATCTTTCGGCAGTTCATCTTTAATGAATTTGAACAGCCCCCAGTACTGATCAGCAATGTCGTTGTATAAGTCGAACGTCTGACTGCCTTTCCGTCCTGCGCTGTGTCCTCTCATAAAGGTATTTGTCAGGATGTACCCGGCATCGTCAATCACTGCAATTTTTGTCGGCATCCGTTTCAGCCATGTCTTAATGACTTGCACGTTGTCCGTTTCGCAGGTATACTTAAACTGTTTACGGAATGGTGGCAACTTCTTTTCAACGTTAACAAACACAATTTCATCTTCCGCAAACTCTTTCAGGCTTCTGGTTTTTCCAGAGCCTGATTTTCCGTATAAAAGCACTATCTGACCCATCTCATCACCTCACTTTGTCCAGAATTTTTTTAATTTTCATCATTCTGTATTCAAACAACTTCTTGTGTAAATCATCCGGTAATCCTTCAACCAGTACTTTCATATCTTCAAAGTGAGAAAAAAGCATATCTATATCGGATTTCTCGATTGAGTAATTTTTTTTGCTAAATTCTGGAGTTTCTCCAAAATATTCAGCAAGTTTTTTTAATGCACTTTTTTGGGGAAGACTTCTTCCTAATTCCCATGCCACTACAGAATTTATGGATACATGTAATGCGCTTGAAAGTTCTTTTTGAGTCACGCCCTTCTTTTTTCTTAATTCTCTCAATGTCATTTTCATTTCACCTGTATATTCTGTTTCTGTACCAACCGGCAACCTTCTACTTCGATACCGGCTTTAATCGCCTGTTTGATTGCCGTCTTGTCCGGACTTCCTTCCGTTTTCCACTTGATGTATTCTGACGGGACAACGCTTTCATCAGGAATATCCACCGCTTCGGATGAACGATAGCTGATGTCTACTCTAGCAGAATGGTATTTACGCCCCTGAGTGGCGTTTTCCAGCCATTTCAGATAACCTTCTACCTGTTTCTCCGCTCTCTTGATTTTGTCGCTGAAAACGGATTTCTCAGCCTTATAAGCAACAATGTCAGCTCTCAGTTCTTTGACAGCCAGAGCCACACCCTCGATTTTTTCTTCCCGTTCCATTTCAAGCTGATTGAGTTTATCCTCATCGAGAATTTCACCCGTCTCAGCATCGAAACAATTGAGAATATCGCTATCAATGTCATATAACTTCCTCATATTCCTCTCTTTCTTCCATGCCGCCTGAAAAATGACTTGAATGCAGGGCTGGGGAATGAACATGTACCATATAAGCCATCTGAACCAGGTTATCAATTCAGTTGCCAAAGTCGCACAGATTCTAGTTGTTCTTTCGATGTCATGAAGAAACCATACCCTTGCCGCTTGCAGAAAGGAGTAAAGACAACTCTCTGCTTTTTCAGAGGTTTTTTCAAGCGTAACACTCAAGCCATTTTTCAGACGGCATGAACATTGTTACTAACTCATGAAAGGTTTATCTCCCAAGTCCAACCCCAGATATTCTTTTACTTTCATTGGAAATAGAAGATATGTGTATTTTGTTTTACTACCTTCTGATTGAAACGCTGTCCCGTATGGGATAACGTGCTGTTTCATTGCTTCTCTAAGCGTCCGAACATCACAGCCCTGAGCCTGAGCAACCAATTTCATTGCTTCCGCCATCTTCATTCGGAACACCTTCTTCCAGAATCCATGTCAGGAATTCATAGGTTTCTTGCCGCATATTCTGTCCATTACCTCCTGTGCCACTGTCATGTCTTCTTCGCCTCTCAGGACTGCTTCAAGCCATGTCATCACAAGAAAGCGTGTAAGTTTTTTTGCTTTTATGTAATCGGACAACAACTTTGCCATGATTGGCAGTACCAGTTCAGGCGGTAACTTTTCATTCTCTTTTGAAATGTCCGCAAAAATCGACTTGATAACATCCTCGTGAGTCGGAATTTCCTTCTGTGGCTCCGGTTCCTCTTCCGGTTCCGCTTCATCAAACATCCAGTTGATGAAGTCGGCAGCACACATCTTACCTGTCCTGATGTTGCCATCGAAGAAATCACACCGAACACAACTATCAATCTCACGACATTTCACAGGAATTCCATTTACCAACCCAATGAGTATACCTTCCTTCTGACGTTCTTTCTCAATGAGTTCTCTGTACTTGTCTACGTTCTTCATAATCCTTCCTTTCTTTCCCCGCACTGCCCGGAAAAGGGTACAGGCAGTGGATGATGTGTTTCAGATGTTTCAGGAGAGTTCTTTTAGCTTGTTTGAATGGCCGTCTGTACCCTCATCCCGACAGTGCGGTATAGCATTAATTAAGTGTTATCTCATTGTCTCATCAGGAGTTTCAACCCAAGAGTCCAAGTCCTCCATGCACTTATTACAAATGTGGTAGATTTCGCCCTCTCTTAATGCAATGGCTTCAAAACCACACTTTGATAATGTCTTAGCGGTAATGGTTTTCTGAGCAACCGCAACCTTCTTCTTGCACTTGTCGCAAATGATTTCAATCATTGTTTTCCTCACTTTCATCCAGTATGCCTATAACGAAACCCTTTCCCATTTTATTTGAAAGAGAAATAATCCGGTCAATCAAATAACTACATTCCTCGCAATATTCAAAGGCATATGCGTTCGTATGAACAGGATACACAATCTTCTTTAAAAAATTTGGATAAGGCTGAACGGCTAAATGAATTGCGTCTATAACTTCATCTTCGTACTCATCTGGAACGGATAATAACAATTTGTTGCATAATTCACATCTCACATCGTACATTTCAAACCACCTTATAAAACCTTTTACAAAATTTTTTATTCGGGCTATCTATTGCATAATGTTTGCAAAACAAGGCAACCCATTTTTTATGTTTTCCATTTTTAATTTTCTTCTTTTTGGCATGATAGCATCGAGAACAATCACATTTAACTGGCTTCACTTTTCGAGTGTTGATTATTCTGGACATGCTTGTTCCTGTTTTCGTTGTATATCACCCTCTCTTGCCACCATAAAATCTTTCATCTTTCGTTTTTCTCCAAATCCATATCGTCGGATGAAAAACACCTAACAATCTCAAGTGCTTTTATAACCCTGAGTTTGTCAAGATAATAGTGCGTTTATCCCTCATTTCGGGAGTCATGATTTACTTCCTTTCAATTACGTAAACAATCATCCTGCCGATGATTGTGCCAACCACAGCGCCGGCAAAACATGAGAAAAACGTCATGGAATCACCTCCTAATCCTTGTAAAAAAGATATTGCACCGTCCTATTGAAGTGCTTTGAATATTTGATTTTGATGTCATCATTAGGGATTCTTTCACCAAGTTCATACATACTGATAGCCCCCTTTGAGACATCTAAGGCTTTGGCAAGTTGTTCTTGCGTTTCGTTGTTTTTCAAGCGAAATTCTTTAAGCCTTTTACCGATTGCTTTACTGTCTATAGCTATCACCACCTTGTTTTTTCTCACTTGATGTATCTTACAATTCGCATTATACGCTCACTTAATGTTTTTGTCAACGACTTGTGAGAAAAAACTTGAAAAAAGTTCACGTGCCGTTTATACTATAGATGTAAGAAAAATATTTCTGGAGGTAAATGAGGTATGAAGAATGAAGAAATCTTTGAAGTCAGATTCAAGAAACTAAGAAAGCAATTCGGGTTATCACAGATGGAATTAGCCGCTGAATTGCACGTCTCTAAGGCATTAATCGGGATGTATGAATCAGGAAAGAGAATGCCATCCAGAGAGACAATGGAAATGATAGCCGACTATTTCAATGTCACAATCGACTATTTAACAGGAAGGGAGACGGGGTCTATATACTACATTGAACCGGAATACGCCATCATTGCTCAAAAAATAAAAAAGAGAAAAAGGTTGAAACAACTCTTTGTCTTAGCTGAAAAGTTATCCGATGATGATTTATTCCCGTTCATCAAAATCATGGAAAGAATGCTGAAATAAGCAATAAAAAAGGACGTTCCCCCGCAATTTATAGCACCGAAAGATTGCACGGGGGAACGTCTGAAGCGCTGGTTCTTTGATTATATCACATCCGTTCGGTGCGGAAAAGAGGTTAAAAATGAAAAGAGCGCCGGGTTCCGGAGGAATCAGAAAATTATCCGGAAACAGAAGAAAGAAGTTTCAGGCAGTTGTCACCGCCGGGAAAACATGGGTTGACGGGGAAGTGAAAGTCCGTCAGAAGTCGTTGGGAGTCTATGCCACCAGAGCGGAAGCGCAGGCGGCATTAGAAGAATACAACAAATATCATTTCAACCTGGATTTACGGAGCATCAAATTCGGGGAAGTCTACGAGTACATCAAAGAGGACTACACCGACTCAATGGCACGTTCCATGAAAGCCGCCACAAAGTACTGTGAACCCATCTGGAACAAACGACTCATTGACATCCGCAAAATGGATTTAGACATGGTGGCAGAGTTGGCGCTGGACAAATCCAAGTCCACGCAGTCCAACATCAAAATGCTGGTATCCTCCGTCTATACATGGGCTATGGAAAACGACGTTGTGGTGAAGGATTACAGCCCTCTGTTACGCTTTAAGAGCGCCGTAACGTATGATAAGAAGAAATCCTACAGCAAGGATGAAATCGCCGTTCTAAGGGCAAATCCTGAGCCGATACAGCTAATTCTGTTATACTCTGGTATGAGGATAGACGAACTTCTCAGCATGAAAGCCGCTGATGTCTATGAAGAAGAAGGAATTCTGTGTTTCCATGTCAACAAGTCCAAGACTGCCGCCGGCATCCGTATCATCCCGGTACATTCTGAAATTGAACCGATGGTACGGGGTATGCTGAATGGGAACTACCTGATTGAGCCACACAGGACATACGATGGAGTCCGCAAGCAGTACATGAAGTACAATCGGGAGCATGGCATCAACCACACCTTCCACGAATTGAGACACACATTCTCGACATTTGGGAAGTCGTGCCACATGGATGATTTTTACAGAAAAGCACTGATGGGACACGCTCAAAAGGGACTGACGGATAGTGTCTATACTGACACAATGGTGGCAGACCTGAAGTCCCAGATTGAGCTTTTATGTTATGCGTAATGGTAACACGAAAAGTAACACAGTATAATGCTTTTCTATGTTTTAACACGTATTAAAATGCTGTTATTGCAATATATCCATTGAAATTAAAGGTATCGTGATTTAACAAACCCCTATGTATAATACAGCATTTTCCGTTGAAATTGCAACATATTCTATTTTAAGAGTAACACACTCGTAGCACATTGATTATGTATTTGTAGCACCGAACATGGATATAATCAAAAAGCCCCTCACTGGAGCCGTCACACTCCAATGAGGGGTTGTATTTCATTTCATGGGATTTTTAAAATGCTCCCGTGTTCAGTTTTCTCTGTAAGGCTTCTGCGGTTTGCTGTCCGAAATAGCCATCGTCATACACGCCGACATGACGCTGAATGGCTTTAATGGTTTGCGCTCCCATTTGTCCATCAACATCACAGCCCAGCTTTTGTTGTACTGCCCGAATCAGAGATGAGCCGCCGGAGCCGTATTCAATACAGTTAGATGTAAACCGGAGATGGTATTTTTTCAGCGTCCGGGATTGTCCGGAAATGATACCGTCCTGATACGTCCCAAGCGCTTTCTGCCACGCTGTTACCGTCTGCTGTCCGACATATCCATCAACCGCTAAAATCGTCTCAGAATGGCTCTCAGCAGCTTGTGGCGGCGCTTCATACGTGCCACCAGTAACCGCCG